GCCTACTCCACCTGTCATCTCGCTAACTGTAAAGTTAGTCGGTAAGGTTGATGGATTTAAAAAATCTGGTTTAAAGTTATTTGATTGCACAACAACAACAAAACCTTCTCCTTCTTCGACATCATTGTTTGGTCTTGGTTTATATAAAGCTTCTGGATCTGCTGTAGCAGTTAATGGCTCTAGTTGTGGATGCTTTGGCTCGTAGCAATCTGGACAGGTTTTCAAACCATTCCATTCTTGTTTTAGTTCATTTAATTTATATTCAAAACCACATCTATCACATAAAGCCTTTGCAAATTTACCAAGTGCGTATGCCATTTTAATTCATCCTTATATTTGGTCTGATTCTAAATGATGCTCTATCCTCGTCCTGGTCAGCAGCTCTACGGAACTCTTCTTCGTACAAAGCTTTTAGTTGAGGAGTAAGTTGTGGATTCTTTTTTAATGATATGTAGTAAGCCAATCCTGCAACAAAACAAGGGTAAAACCTAAATGGCATATCCATAGTATTAGTAGCTGCATCAGCATCATCCATACGAACAAGTTTGTTAAAAACTAGAATATCAGTGCTATTTTCAGGTGCAGGCCACACTTTTAGTGATGGTGTGCTTAATTTATCAAAAAAGAATTGTGAAGGTCTTGCTTTTGTAGTTTTATTAGGAATATTTAAATATTCACTTCTACTTATACGATTCATACTTATGTCTGTTTGTGTTTGATTTACTGTTCTACGTACAACCACATCTAAAACATCTATAACATTAGAATTTAAAGGATAATCAGTTGTTCCCTCTGTAACAGTCTGTGTAGCTTGTTCTATAGTCCATTGATTTAGACCTCTATTAGCCCATTCTGCAAGCATTAAGTTTACACTACGTATTGCTGTTTTTAGATCATAACCTGTTCTAAGTTCAGCTCCACATCTTTCGTATGCTTCTTCAATAAACTCAGTTACGTTTGGTTCAAAATTTGTGCTTCCTGATAATGCCATTATTTATTATCCTCTTGGTTATACAAATTATCAAATGTTATGTTTGGATCTATATAACTTTCATGTTGTTCTGCTGAATGCGTCCATTGTGAAGGCATAAAGTCGGGAGCTCCTTCACCCACACGCCATAAAGCAGGATTTGTAGCTCTTACTCTATTATTTGGTAAAGCTACAAAGTTGCCAGTATATTCACCAGCATCTGTTAAATATAACACATGTGATTGCTTATGTTGAGCAGGATCATCTGCAATAGAGTTTTCTGTGTAATCTACCGTAAACAAATACTTACCCATATGAAACTCACCACCTATTTTACAGAGCCAGGGTGATGAACTTACTCTATCTAAAACTACAACAGAGTGATCATGACTTAAACAATCCCAAGGTTGAGCTAAGTGATCTTCCATAGGAGTAGGCCATTCTTCTAATGGTATATCAGCTACTAAACCCTGAATTGGCATTCTTGCCCACATAGCACCACCATGAACATTTGGTGCATCTTCTTCATTATCTATCTCACATCCAGTAAAAACTACTTGAAATGATAAAGATCTATCTGGAATGGTATTAACACCTATAACGAGAGCGTGTAGATACTCTCCGTGATAATTACTGTGGTTGGCTGTAAATTCTTTTCTTACCCAACACTTAAACTGAGGTATGTTAGAAATTAAGTATGACATTTAAGGTGCAAATTAAACTTTGCCGCCTTTTGACATATATTTAGTTCCTTTCATAGCTCCACCTTTTGACATGTACTTAGTGCCCTTCATAGCACCGCCTTTTGCCATGTATTTAGTTCCTTTAACAGAACCGCCCATAGCGTATCCTTTAGTTCTTTTATACATTATTTTTTACCTTTTTTTGTACTGCTTTTTTTTACAGGTGTTTTTTTCTTGGCAGGAGCTTTCTTTTTAGGCATATTTATGTAAATACGTTCATCCTTTACTGGCTCATCTGGTCTTACTTTAGCGTTTAACCTTGCTTGTAATTTTGGATCCTCAGATTTTTTCTTTGGCATAATTTCTCCTAGCTTATAGTGGTTACTTTTCTGCGGTTATTCATAACTTTACCACAACCTTTAGCTATAAAACCACCATTTTTCTTTTTAACTCTGTTTTGTGCGGCCATTGATCTTTCTATAGCAGCACCTCTTTTTTTCTCGTAGGAAGATAATTTACCGTCTTTATTAAGATCTGCTTTGTTTTTATTCATAGGGCCTCCTTGACTCATTGAAACTTTTGCTTTTTTAGTATTAGCAACTACTGTCTTGCCTTTACTGCCTGCTCTTTTTTTCTTTAGTGCCGTTGCTCTTCTTTCAGATTTTGACAGACTATTTGCTTTAGATGCAGGCAAACATCTATCTGGATTTTTTTTATCTTTGCTTGTGCCACAAGCTCCTTTAATAGATCCATCTGTACCTATACGTTTCCAATTTTGACCTTCCCAATCAGCAAGTTGTCCCATTATCTTAATCTAGCTTTCATAACAATACCTTGGCCCCTTATAACTGGACCACCTTTAGCTTTTTTTGTTCTTTTAGATTTTTTAGCATAGTTTGGATCTTTGCAATACTTAGATGCAGCCATATTTGCATAAGCTGAAGGATATGTATCAAAAGTTCTTTTTGCCCAAGCTTTACCAGAAGGACAAATTTTACCACCACTTTTTGCTTTAGCCATTTAACAATCCCAGTCTCTTCTAGCCCAATAATTAGCACTACATCTATCTGTAGTACCGCTCATGCCACCACTACGGGCACAATAAGATTTTTTTCTGGATTTAGTGTTTTTGTGCATACCGAGTTTGGCATCACCAAAGGTTATACGTTTAACTCTAGAACTTTCGCTACTACAACCTTTGACAAAGACTTCTTTTCGTTTCTTACCATATCCAGGGCTACCTTTTGAAATAGCCCTAGGTCTGTTTAAAGTTACAGTTTTGCCTTTATATTCCGCCATTCATTAATAGTTTTTATTAAGAACTAAAATAATTGAATATGTGTCACCACTAGAGTGTCCAACAGTAGTAAGGTCAATATCTCCAGTAACTCCACTTCCTGCATTATTTGGTATGCCTGTAAATAGGTCATAATACTCATCTCCAGTGCTATCTGATGGTAAACCAGTTAATAACACATTAGAAGTAGCATCAAACTCTAAATTTACACCCATACCTCTAGTAGCCCAATATATTCTAGCGACTGATACTGAAGTACAAGACTCTCCTGCACTATTTGTAGTAAGTGCAGAAACGTCTACTTTCTTTACAGCCGATTCACCTGTGCCATCTGACACATTAGTAAACTTCATAATAGCAGTCTTTTCGCCATCTTGAATGGTTTGTGATGTTACTGCATCAGCCATAATTTACTCCTTATCTTTCAACTGCTGCTACTACGTAGTCAATAGTCATAGTTTGTGCAGAAGCTTCACCATTTTGAATACCGAATGAAACTGTTAATTCCTCATCATCTGGTAAATTAGTGTTTGCTACAGCTACAGGTTCTGCATTATTTACTGAGTAATAAACTTTTGAAGTGTCTGGGTCAATAAACCAAGTTACTGTAATAAAAGTATCATCCGCCATAGTTGCTACATCTTCTGTAGTTGTTGCACTGTTATTTTTCTCTACTAAGAAATCTAAACCTGCATCACCGTCTGCTGAAATAAAGAATACACCGTCTGTAGTATCAAGTGGTGTTGTATCTGTAATTCCAAGGCCTATAACAAAGTCTGATTGATCTACATCATTTACTTTGAATCTAGCTGAGAAGTATGCTCTTTTACTTGTGCTTAACTTAAATGCTTCGCCTTTTAATTGTAAAAAGTCTAAGTCATTATCTCCAGCAGCATTAGTAAGCAATAAAGCCCCACCTGCTGACGAAGTTACAGCTTCAGTTGCACTACCTGTACCTGCTTCAGTAGTCGTAATAGTCCAGTCGCCTGAGTTATACGTCATGAAATCATTATGATACATATAGAATGTTTGGTCAGATGGATATGGTGCAAACATAGGCATATCTTTTTTATGCTTAGTTGCAACAGTATTACCTGCCCATAATATTAAGTTTTGAAAATGTGGATTAGCCATTATGAACTCCTTTACTTGTATTAATGGAAATCGAAATCGATCCTCATTAAGCTAATTAATTTTTTAACTATCTTGAGTTTACACCTAGAAATAAAAGTAATCAACAAAAAAAGGGAGCCGAAGCTCCCTTAGTAATTGTAGTTGAGTGAGAAACGCTACAATAATTCGTTCCTTTAAGCTCCTTGAGAGCCGTAAACGGCTCTAAAGTTTGAATATCCGAAGCTATAACGCTCTCTAGCCTTATATCTCATGTTGCCAGTATCGAAGTCACCTTCCAATGAAGTTGTCATTGGAGATCTTTCAAAATACTTAAATCCGTCAGGACAGTCTGTTTTCAAGAAGAAAGCATCTGTATCTGTCAGATAGTTATTTACAACATAACCATCAGGTAGCATACCAGTATTCTTAATAGCATTAATGT